CTACGGAGATTGACGATGCAAAATTAACTTTGCCAGACCACGTTTTTAGACAAGAGTACCTTGCAGAATTTGTTGAGGGTGGCGCAAATATTTTTAGTCCATTTTTTCAATCTGAAAATGGAGGAACAAAATTTTATGGTGGCGTAGATTTAGGTAGGTCAAATGATTATACAGTTTTATCTATTTTAAATGAAAAAGGAGAGCAAGTATTTATTGAAAGATGGAGACACGATAGTTGGAGTAGTATTTCAAAAAGAGTAGCAGATAAAATAAATGAATACAATGCAATTACTTATGTAGAAGTAAATAGTGTTGGGGATGCAATTTTTGAACAATTGCAATCATTATGCAATACAAGAGAAAATTTACATCCATTTATAACTACTTCAAAATCAAAGCAAGATATTATAGAAAGTATGGCAATAGCATCACAAAGAAAAGAAGTTACTTTTTTACCAATAGATTGGTTACAAAAAGAGTTTGAAGTGTTTACTTTTAAATATAATCCAAAAAGTAGAAATGTAAATTATGGCGCTCCCTATGGATTTCACGACGATGGTGTAATGGCAAGTGCATTTTCTTTTGAATCATATAAAAAATTAAAAAGTTCTGGAGAATACTATATAACATAATCGGATATTTACGATTAAATACGAATACAAATATTATTATAAAATTTTATTAAAATCATTTTAAGACGATTTAAGCAACTTTAATATTGATTAAGGGTGTATCATTAAAAACTATTTTGAATGAAGCACAGACGATTTAAATGCTATTTAAAGGGTACTTAAAATAAATTTTAATAAAATATAAAAATAATTTCATTTGATACTAAAATAAAATTATGTCTTATTTATTTAAACATATATTACTTATACCATTACCTATACCATTACTATACCATTACCTAACATTCTAAATAGCCCCTAATAAGCATCTAAAATAAATAAATAATAAAAAAAATGAATACAATATCAAATTTTTCTACCATAACAAAAACAGAAAACAAAAAACAATTTGACTGGAGTAAAATTCCATTAGGCACATTCTCTGCTATTGATGTATTATCAAAAGCAAAAGTAACAGATGAGATACAAAGAGATATTACTTTACTGCATCTAATAACAAGGCAGTCAGAAAGTTACTATGAGAAAATTCCATTATCGGAATTACAAATACATAGAACGCAGATGCACAATTTTTTAAATACACAAATGGAGGAGAGATACCAAAAATACTTTTGGTGCAAGGGTAGGAAATATATGGTCAGCGAAACTATGGAGGAATTTAATGGAGCACAATTAGAGGGCATATCATTATTAAAACTTACCGCTGAAAACTTTGGAGAAAAAGCATCATTAGTAATGGCAATACTTTCAAAAGAAAAATTTGTATGGTATAAATTTTGGCAAAAGAAATTATCAATAAAAGAAACTGCAAAAATCTTTGATGAATTTCTACCTACCTCAATAGGCATTGGAATTTCCAACTTTTTTTTTCTCTACTCGCATCACTTGTTGCCATTAGTTTTGGAAGCAGTACAAAAGGAAGCAGAAGAGATGATGACGAATTAGCAGATGCCGTTCCAGATTTCTCTCCAAAGAAAGTTTCTATGTTTGAACATTGGGGACATTTCTATACGATATTTGAATTGACGGGCAGAGATTATAACAAGATGGATTACTGGAGAGAGCAATCAATAGTTTACATTTATAACTGCCTTGCTTTCAGAAAAGATTTACAAGACGAGGAGGCAAAAAAAAATAATAACAGAATCATTTAATTGACTCTTTAATTTATATGGCTGATAAAGATTTTGTAGATAGCATTGCCGAAATTGTTGCAGTATGGGGAAACAAACTAACCGAAGATATAACGGAAAGTTTGGGGAAAAAAGATATGGTACATAGCGGAGTAACCGCTGCATCATTTAAACCAAACGTAAAAATTGGCGAGGACTTTGTAGAGTTTACATTAGAAGCACCAAATTATTATGATGTGTTAGATAAGGGAGGAAAGCGTTGGACTAACAAACAACCTCCAGTAGATTCTATACTCAAGTGGATGAAAACAAGAGGAATACAAGCAACCATACCAGTAAAAAAACAAACATTAGCATCTACTATAAAAAATAAAAAGATGGTAATAAAAAAAGTAGTTAAACCACAAACACAATTAGAAGCAGATAAATCATATGCTTTTGGTATTGCTGCGAATATTAAAAAGAATGGAGTAATAAAAAGATTTGGTTACAAAGGAAGCAATTTTTATTCCGAAGTAGTAAATGAAAAAGCATTTTTAGAATTAAGAAAAATAATAATCAAACATACAGCTAATCCAAGTTTCATATTACAATTTATTGACCCCGCAAAACAATAACAATGGCAATTACTATCCAACAACAACCAGACCTTTATTCTCCCGTTTACAATCCAATGCGATTTGTAATACAAAGCACTAATAACACATCGGCAAATTTTAAATACGTTGTAGATTTATATGTGAGCGGTGTAAGTGGAAGAGTATGGCGAGGATTGTATAATGCAAATTCATTATACGGAAATGCGGGAGCAGACATTTCAAGAGTGCTTGAATCTTTTGTTACCTACGATTTAGATACTTCGTTGTATGGATTTCAAACTTGTGAAAATTCTTTACGTGCTTATGAATTAAAAATCGGTGAGCAGTACGGAGCAAGTTCGGGAATAACAACTTACCCAAATATAAAAGTAACGGGAACAAAGTATGCTTGGAATGGAGTATTTGACACAGAAACATTTAGGACTTATGTTTATACTAACTATACTCCTAATGGAAATAATGCAATACTATCAAACATTTCTAACAATGTAACTGGAGCAGTAATAACTCAATACTATTATCAATCTACAAATAGAGCGTATCAATATATGCTGAATGATACGAGCGGTTCAGTTTATTTTGCAGTAATAAAAACCTACACTAATAACGCATTGGTAGGTACATACAAAATAGCAAATAGTTACCAAGCATCCTCTACCTACTTAATGAAAATGGTTCGTGTTGGTGTTGGGTATTATGATTTAAATAATTCTACATTATACAGCGGAGTACAACCAGTAATAACATCTTCAATAGATACATATACAATAGAGATAACAGATTTTTTTGGTAACTTAAATTCTCCAATAACAACTTATAAAATAGATTGCATCTGGCATAATACAAATCCGATAGCATTACATTGGTTAAATAGATTAGGAGGATTTGATACATACTTATTTAAATTGGTAACTAAAAAATTCTCTGACCTTAAAAGAGATTCATTACAAAAAAATATTGGAGGATTAACTGAAAGCGGTTGGACATATAAAGCACAAGACAGAGGCACAACAATTTTCAATACAGACATTACAGATAAATGGACATTGGAATCAGATTGGATTAATGATGCGCAAAGTATTTGGTTGCAAGAATTAATTGAATCTCCCGAAGTATATTATTACAATGGTACAAATATGATTCCCGTAATAGTAAAAAATAACGGAACGGAAATAAAAACAATAGCAAACTTTGAAAAGTTATTTAATCAAACGGTTGAAATAGAATTTGGTAATAAGCGTTGGACACAAAGAGCATAAATGAGAACAGAACTATTTTTAAATAACACAAGGGTAGATATGATGGAGGAAGTCCAAGCGTCATTAAATTTAATGATAGCAGATATTCGTGACCCAAAATCTCGCAAAGGTTCATTCTCAAAAACAATTAAATTACCCGCATCAAAAACTATTGATAAATTATTGGGTGGCATATTTGATATAGCAGAGGATATTCAAACAACGGGAATAATAAATTTTGTTCCAGACTTCAATCCAAATTTAAAATGTACTGCGATACTTTATGCTGATGGCTTGGAGCAGTTCAATGGTATAATGAGATTGTTAAGTATTGACAGAGACCAACAAAACTTTGCCAAGATAATTTACAATGTAATCCTTACGGGAGATGTAAGTAATATTTATTCGGCAATGTCAGATAAGAAATTAACTGAACTTAATTTAAGTCAATACAATCACACCTACGATAAGGCAACGCAACAAGCAACTTGGACTTCTGTAAATTACGGAAATGGCTATGTGTATCCAATGATAAATTATGGTCACAATGCAAATTCAAATGCTTGGCACGTATCAGATTTTTTACCAGCAACTTATTTAAAAACTTATATTGATGCAATTTTTTTAGATGCGGGATTTACTTATACATCTACTTTTTTTGATAGTGCATTTTTTAAAAGATTAATTGTACCATACGCTGGAGAGGGATTAACATTAAGTCCATCACAAGTTACAAGTAGATTATTTGATGCTGAACTATCAGCGACAAATACAACTACGCTACCTTTT